ATACGGTGAGCTGGACTGGAGGATCGGGTACGGAAGCAAAAGCCTGGGACGCTTGAAAAACCTGGGATGCATGGATCGCGGCACAAGGCAGCAGATTGAGGATCAACTGGTAGAGGACCTCAAAGCTTTCTCCCAGCGAATCGGTGAGTACATTTTTGTCCCGCTGAACCGTAACCGTAAGGCAGCTGTCCTCAGTTTTGCCCACAGCATTGGCTTCCCCGCTTTCAAACACTGCCGCTTACTGGAGCTGATCAACAGTCACGCCCCTAAAACCGCGATCATCCGTGAGTGGAGTCCTTACATCAACAGGATTTGGTTCTCTGGTGGAGAACGAATGGTGAATCGGCGACGTACCGAGCTTGACCTGTATTACGCCGCCGATAAGGAAATTCCTACGTTCACACCGCATAAATGTCACGTTCGCCAGTGCCTCCTGAACTTGCCCGAGACCTACACAGGTGCTCCGAACCAGATCAAGGCAATTGAGTATCTGGAGCGGAAGTTTGCGGATCTGGATCCGTCTGGGGAGATTCTGAGGCGGTTTTTTCGTTATTGGAACGAGAAACCAGGCGGTCTATCGTCTCCGCCGCGTCAGGACAAAAGTGATTGAGAGCGTCCAGGGCGTCCATTAATTGGAGTTCTGGGCTGTAATTGCGCAGAAATTCCTCGTAATCCATTATTCGTCGATGTGGGGCCTACGTTTCAGAGCGATCTTGAGCAGAACGAGGTAACCAATCAGGTCACTAACCACGTCTTCATCATTCGCCAAAAGCCCTGCACCTTTTTGGATACGGTTGAGCTTGTCATCGATGCGAACGAGAATTTGCTCGACTGCATCTGCTTTAGAAAAAATTCGGTTTGGATTAAGAGCAGAGTCCCCATATTTACGGTTCTTTTCGAGAAGTAACTCTTTTATATCATCGCAAACTATTGTGATTTGGGACTGAGTGTCCGAAAGCGGTGTCACAGTTGAGATCTGTCAGAATTAATCTATGAAACCACAACTCAGCCAGGATTACAACGTCGATAGCCGTTATCGAGGCATGGGTCAGGCGCAAGATAATACTAGGGGTAAGCAGTTTGTAGAGCAATATATCGATCGACGCCGTGCTGAAGCTGAACCAAATATGAAGTATGAGCGTGCCGAGGAAGATAGGTTCCAGTTTGACGGCAATACCACATTCCGTAACCTGTTCCGGCCTAGCAAATAACCTTCCCTAGGTGAGAGAAGATCTCTTCGAACTTCTTAGTCTGATCAAAACCGAATTGCAACGGTGGCAGGTAGATGAAATAGCCCCAGTACATCGCTTTTTGGTGTACAAACAGCTTTTGGCCGTGCACTAGGTCAGCCCGACGCTCTGGGATGCAGACCGGAAAGTCCCACATCTCTGGGCAAATCCGCATCATTTCTGGGTAGGTCGTATAGAAAAGCGCTTCAGGGATGTTCCGTAGCTTCCATTCCCTCACCAGCCGCTGAAACCACACCACCGCAGGCGCTTTCGCCGCCGCCCCAGCCTTCAGGCTCCACCTCCACGTGCCCCGCTTTTTGCTGAAAGAGCAGCGTCCGTACGTCGGAGGGAATAGATAGGTTGTTCCTGTCCAAGGTTCCTCGATGTTCAGGCCATCTTCCTGGATTGTATAGATCTTTTTGGCTCTTAGGAACTCCGCATTTGCATGGTGAGTTGAGCACGGGTCAAGATCAATGTCCCCCAGGAGGGCGTCGATGTAAGGGAGGTATTCAACTGGAGTGAGCCAATCGTGAGTGACATGCTTGATCCGACCAAGAATGAACTTGTAATCGGCCCACGTAAGTTTTCGTTTTTGTCTCACATCCGCATGAAATCGTCTTCTTGGTTGTCGTGCTTGTAATGGATCAGTGACATCTGATCCTTGTCTTGCACGATAAAAAGAGACTCTTTGGTGGGATCGACCATCTCGGCGCGGGCAATTGCCTTCTGCATCACCTCAGCAGGGCCTTCCATACCTCGACCATTGAAGTCGTTAAGCGCGTTCATTAAGGCCTCGAGAGGCAGATAGAACATGCTTTCTTTCTCTGCCGCTTCCGGAACGTAGACCATGGCGCCGGGTCCTTCCATGCTGTGGAAGCTGCGGTAGTACTCGCACATATCTGCGCAAATACGTTCAATTGTCAGCTTCACCATCGCCTGCTCGGTTTCAGACGGGTTGCTGAGATGCAGCCGACTCAGCATTTTTTTACGACGTTCGTTCATGGTCCTTCCTTTTGGTTCAGTTTACTGTGGTGTTTTCAGGTTGTTGGTTGAGTTTTATCATGTGCCCCAGTCCAGACCGCTTTAATGTCTCCAGCAGCTTTGGCAGTGGTTTATAGAGGACGACAGCTTTCTGCATGTTGCCGATTTTTTTGATCAGCTTGCCGTTTTCATCACGAAGCTTGGTCAGTTCTCCCTGGCGGATGAGATATTCCGCGACGCAACGGTAGCGACGTTTTTCTGCTAGTCCGATCTCTGGGTAGCGGTCACAGATGGTGCTAGTCCGCATGTCGCTGAAGGTGAGCCGGATTTGATCAGCGAGAGAAAGACCCATCATGAGGTCCGTAGTGCTGGTTTCGTAGCTGCAGACCAACTCCAGATAACGCCTGAGATCTGGTGTCTCAAAACTGCCTGATGGGGGCAGGAAAATCCCGACTTGCTTTGCGAGAGAAGGGACTAGAAGATCTTGGTAGTTGTCAACGGTGACTGTATTTATATCGAGGTCAACGAAACGATAGCTCTGGTAGGTATTGACAGTTCCCGGCAGAGGCTCGAAGTCGGTAGTTTCTAGGGCCTCCAACCAGTCCTTTGTTTCTGTCATCACGTAACTTAATTTCTATTAAGTTAACGCATTTTGGGAATTTTCCCACTGCCTCTGGTGCTCGAGAATAAGTACGTATTCGTAGTATTCCCGTAGTTCTGCCATGTGATCGCTCAGTTTGGTGACGGTGTACCAATCCTTGCCATAGATCTCCTCCAGGCGCTTCTCGCACTTTCTGCTGTCACCGCCATAGTTCTCTGCCGCCCAGAACGCCTCAGCGATTGACCGCTGTTGCTGGGTCATCAGCTTGTATTTCAGAGACTCTATTGATACGGAGGAGATAAATTCGCTAAACTCTTCAATGAATGGGTATTTGTCTTTATGCGCAGGCCGATCACTTATGCTGAGCTCCTGCTGATTTTGATCCTCGGCCCTTTGGGTGTCTGGGGAGCTCAAAATTTGTACGGGTTTGTCACCGATAGAATCACTATAGAAGTAAAAATGAAGTAGTGCTATGGGTGGCAGTAAGCCAGCTCCGGCTCCGACCGTCATGATGCCTGCGCCCACTGCGCCGCAAATGTTTCGCTCGGTCGTTCCTTTAGAGAGCTACCAGGACCTCGCTGGTGTGATGAAGCGGACCGAAGAAGAAACGGCGAAACTCCAAGAGCAGCGTTTTCAAGAAGTTGGTACTCCTGCTGAACTCGGTGCTCGTCAGGCAGGCCGCCGCGCTTTAGAGGCTGCTTCTTACCTGGCTGCTGTCCCTGGTGGAGATAAGTACATCGAGCAGCTGACTGGGAAAACGGATATGTACAAGCCTGTTGAGCAAGCTGCTCAGGCTCAGCTGACGGAAGCGCAGAAGGAATATGCAGAAGCTCTTAAGAAAGTCGGAGACAAGCCCAAGGCCACGATCTCTGAAACTCCTTCCTGGGCTCAGCGTACGGTCTGATGGGTGCGAGCAAAGCCAAACCCCAGACCAAGGTTGTTGAACGGGAGATTGTGACTCCCGAACGGCAAGAGACCACCACAACCATGGCGGCTGCTCCAAGGATGGCAGGTGAGACCTTCTTAAGTTCTTCTAAGCGTTACAACCCCGTTACCACCACAACCACCACCCCTGGCAGCGTTGTTCGTGAAAGGGAAGAAGTCCCCATCGAAGCGACTCAGCCTAAGTTCCAGTCAACTGGTAACCCGATTTTCGACCTGATTCTTCAGAAACGAGCTCAGGAATCTAAAAATCGCTAGCACCGGTCTCGTTTAGCCAGTCTTCGTAAATCGTGGTCAAGGTGTCGTATTCGTCCGCTGGCATCAGCACGACATTGCCTCGTTCAGTCTTGATCAAGTAGGTCTGCCCTTCATCCCCGACTTCATCGAGGACTTGGTAGAACCGCTCTTCGAGGTCGTGAAGGGTGATAACTTTCACGGTTATTGACGCGCTGTTAATAGCTTAACAGCTCGATAATTAATCGACGACTGAGCCGAAATCAATAACAGAAGCAGCTGTTGTGGTTACTTCACCGAACTCCAAGCTTTCCTCGATAGATTCGGTGACGAAACGCCAGTCGGTCGTTGCGATGTTAATTCCGATTGAATAGGTGGTCTCCAGGTACTTGATATCGTTGGTGATCAAGAAGAGATACTCACCTGGATCCAAGCGAACTGCTGGGTAGTCCCTTATTGGAGTTTCCTGCTCCTCAGCGTCGATGGCTGAGCTCGAGTAGACGTAGCCGTTGTTGTTGATCGGCAGCTCTTCACGCCTCTTGTCGGACGTGATCTGGTAGAACGCGACCAGGGTGTTCTTGTTTGTGTTCGATGTCAGGGCTGTGGTGCTGTACAGCTGAAAGAATTGAATCGAACGAGGCCGCGTAAGCTTGATTTTGTAAAAAGTTGTCTGGCGACGCGAAAGGCCGCCATGACTGTTGGTCAGCGTGAGCGACTTAAATACAGCAGAGAAGTCGCCAAGATCAATAGGATTGTAGAGGGAGTCACCAGCAGTAGCGGGAAGTGGGTCAGAACCAAAGTATGAAGTTGGTCCATAAGCTGTTGGTCCTGAGCCTCCTGTTGGGTATGCCTCTACAGTTCCCAGGTTGTAAAAACCTAAGTTAGTCGGTATTGTCGTCAGGAACCGAGCCATTTGCAATATTTAACCCGGTGTAAAGACCGTTAGTCCTGCCGGATTTTTGATACTTTTCTTCAATAATTATAGCTCGCTCAGGAAAATACCCCTCTCCTTCCACTGTCTCAATCATTTCAAAGCTGCAACGCTTTTCCATGCAACGAAGCTCGAGCAGGGCTTCTTCCTCTGTATCGAAGTACTCACTCCACTCGTTGTTGCCGCCGTAGCTGATGAAGGCAACGTACTGACGAGTGGGCAGGTGGAAGTTACTCGGTAATACCTGACTCTTCTTCTGTGTAGGCTTTTCTTGTGTGCTCGAAGATGTTGTCATGGGTCAGCTTAATCGTCTCGATTCCTGACGGCTCAGGAAAATTTTTGAGTTCCCTAATTGTAAGGTGTTTTGGGTTACAGCAGAACGCCGAACATTCCTTTTTGCTGAAAATCCTGTACTTTCCTGTGTAGCCACGGCTCAACCAGAATGCAACCCTGGAGGCAGACTGAGTTTTGCCGCTGTGGAACGGGGAGGGGAAGTAGGCGATCGATTCGGTGTTGTTTTTCCGAGTGGCGCCTAACCAAGTCCAGCACTCGTCTTCTCCACGGATATCAACCTGTTCCCAGAAGCGACGCACCTGCCAGTACCACTTGAAGTCGAAGTTCGTGACATCGACGGTGCAACGATTCTTCTGCAGCTCCTCCATGCAGTCCAGGCATTCTCCCATGAGTCCAAAGTTGCCTTTGTGCTTGGTCGAGCCCTTGCGGTGCCAAGGACATTGGAGTTCGTTCGACACGTGGTACGAGATCTCGAATTGCCTAGCGGCTTGGGGATGATCCGCGATTAGCTGTTGAATCGACTGATCAACATGCGTCCAGATCTCCGCCAAGTTATCCCGGTTTTCTGTTTCTGCAACCTCTTCGTACGTTTCACGGTTACAGATGCGCCGTGCTGTGTGGTACGGGATCTGGTACTTCTTCGAGAGCGCTGTCACCTTCGCTCCGTCGTCCCACTCCTGGCGCAGCTGGGTGATCAGGGTGGTGTCGAGCCCTGCTGACCGGCGACGGGTGTTCTCAAGGGCAACGTCCGCCTTCGTGCCCCAGTAGTAGTGGCTCGGATTCAGGCAGTAGAGGGACTCACAGCAGGCTCTACGGACGATCACAGCCCTCTCGTCATCCGGGTACATACCTGCCAGCCCCATGAGCAAAGGACGGGCGTCTCGTCCTCGGTAGATGGGCCGGGTCCCGTGACTGCTGGTGAAGCCGTTGAAGGCGGCGTGGTTGAACTGCTTGAGGCACCAGCAGCGGTCTCTTCCCATGAATTTGACGGCCAACTGGAAGCTTTTGGCCACGGTCATGGCGTCCGAAGGTCCCAGGGAGGCCTCTAAAAAGGCTGTCAGAGGCGACATTTCGGTAGGGTGAAAGCGTGTGTGCCGCAAATTGTACGCAAAATCCCTGTCGTGTCAAGGGATCTTGCTTCAACAGCCAAAGGATGAAAAAAAGTGCCCTTTTTATTTCTTTCTAAGGATTACTGGGTTATTCCCTGACTGTAAAAAACGGAGTGATTTTGGGTTATACACCCAGAGAATAACCCTCTCTTCCTATAGCGCTAAGTGAAACCCCCTTAAAAAATGATCCTTTGGATGTTGAGCCTGTTTTTACTGTGCTGGAAAGGCTTCTTCTTGGTTTTGAACCGAGCAACGGCTGTCCCCCTACCGAAAAACGCCTCAAATCAGCCCGTTTGAAGTCCGAATCGGGCTGGTGCGGGTGTGATTTTGGTAGTGGGTTAATCACTGAGTGTTTATGCGGAGTCAGTCCGCTTTAGACAGCCAGTGAATAACCTCATATATAAGGTATATCGAGCTCAGGCTACTCTTCCGGCTTTGGTTGATACAGTTCCTCGAAAGTTTCAGCGTAAGTTTGGGCGCAATGCCAAGGTTCTACGTATCGGCATAACGATCCGCTGGGATTGCACACCCTGTGTACCTGATTCCCGTGCATATCGTCACCGAATTCTATTGTCGTACCGTTGGGGTACGTCATGACTACTTCCATGACTTTCATTGGCCAGTGTTACTATTGTAAGAAGGAAATTTTTGTGCTTTAAGTGGCTTATTCTCCTCAAGGTGAGCAAGGTGCTGATCGAGGAAATACCGGCTATAGCGGTGTTCGTCGTCAACGAGTTGCACAGCAACAAGCAATACTTGACCTATTAAGGAGTGGGAAACCTATTAGAGGCGCTCAAAGCGCCAATCCAATTTTAGGACTCATCCAGAATCTGACAGGCGTTCCGGCGAATATCCCTGATCTTTACGGCGCTCAGCTTGATGGCCAGGATGTTTTGGTCAGCCGTGGTGGCTGGAATCAACGCACAGCCGGAGCAGGACCCATCAATCTTGCTGGTGCTACTTGGTTTCCTGCACAGAGTGGTTCAGATTTGATTTATAAGAGAGGAGAAGGCACTAAACCAGGGCCTTACGGAGAAATTTTTTCAGCTTCAGAAAACGACAGAGGCGGTGGCCTCGACTTATCCCGCCCCAAGCCCTTTGCGATGACCCCTGAGGGTCAGTTTGACCGTTATTTCAAGACTCCTGAATTCGATTACGTTTTCGGTGCTGGCTCTCGTGGTCAAGGCGCTCCAGCAGATGCTGCTGCCATGGAGGTGCTTGGTAATCAGCTGATGGCTCCTGAAAAGGACACAAATATCGCTAGCATGTATGCGGCACAGAGCGCCATGGGTCGCGTCAACCAAGCAGCGATTCAGGACATGTATAAAGATCGTCCCGACTTGCAGAAGTGGGCAGCTGCTAATCCGATGCTTGCACAACGGGAGTTTTTGAAGGCAGAACAACGCCGTGCAAGCGAGATGCCTACTGCCCCCGATCAGGAGACCGTGATGGGTGATCTCGGTAGCCGTGCTCAGGATGAGGGGGGTTACAGCCTCGAGGCATACGGCCTCCCAGTCCGTGAAAAAGTCGCACAATTCCTTGGTAAAAAATGATGTACAACCCAGCTGGCTACGATCCGAGCGGTTTCTCTACCCCTGATTTAGGGGATCCCCGCCGTCAAGAGAAGCTCCCTGGTGGTTATGCCACACAGGGTCAAGCTGTTAGCGCTCCTTACGCTGAAGCAAATCTGAAAGCGGCTGAAAAGACCAACCCGATGAACGCTGCTTCACAGGGTGTAGGTAAAGATTTTCTTAACAATTACCTGTCCCGCGCTGCTGCTTAAGTACTAAAAATGGGTGATAACGATTTTCCTACGGTGATGGCCAATGGCGGTAATGGTGTTGGCTTCTTGCGTGAATACCTGCGTGGTTTTCAAAGTTATCAACAGGCAGGCACGGATATTCCTTCTCGGAAAGTCCGCACCGACTACGGCCAAGAACAGGCCGGACCTTTAGTTTCTCGTACTCGCGTTTCCTGATCATGTCTTTCCAACCTACTGATTCCGCCTACAAGAAGTTCGGCGTTCTCCAGGAGCAGCCCCAGGACATGCGCGACATGTTCCCCATCCGTGATCGTGTCGATGCTTTCGTCGGTGGCTTAGCCGGTGGACCAAGCTTTGACATTACCCCTGGCGGTGACCAGCGCAGGGCTCGTAAGGGCTTAAGCTCGGAAGATGTCAAGCGACTGATCGATGCTAATCCCGATTTTGGCGGTCAGATCGAAGGTATGTACTTACCCGGTCCCAAGGCAACTCCATTTTTCAAGAAAGCTGAAGCAGGTTTCGGTGGTCAAGAGGTGGCAATGACTGAGAAGGACGAAGACAAGATGCTGTTGCGGTCGCTGCAGCGCGGTGAGATGGGCAGTGGTAAAAATATTGATAAGGCGATCCAGGACCTGATCAACAAGATCAATGGTGTTGGAGTGAGAGGAGTCTGATCATGCCGACGCGACTCATCAAAAAATACATTGAAGAGTTTGCGAAGTTTCTCCGTAATCAACAGGATTACGACGACTTCGAGTACGGCACAGAGGTCATTCCTGGTGATAAAACGTGGGTGAAAAAGGGAGAATGCGAGAGGTGTAAATCTTGTACCTGTAAAATAGAATCAACGGACTGAAGTTATGTCACAGACAAAAGTCGAGCTTTTAGCAGGACGGGAGTCGCCGCTTACTTTCCCTTCAGGGAACGGCTCAGCTGGTCAATATTTGCAGGGTGATGGCGCTGGGGCGTTGAGCTGGCAGACGGTTACTGGGGGTACTACTTGGACAACACAACAAGACAATGCAAGCGGAGAAACTGGTCTGCTTTTAGGTAGTATTCCTCCAGAAGCTGAACAGATTATTATCGCTTATTACGATTTATCGCCTAATACTACAGCAAGTATGAGAGTTCGCATTGGTGACAGTAGCGGCATAGATACCGCAAATACTTATGACTACTTTCGCGGCTTTTTTGGAAGCAGTACTGGAGGTGGTGCAGCCACTAGTACTTTTTGGGGACAGGAAAATTTCACAGGTGCTTCAAACCTTTACAACGGTACTATTTTTGTTACTAAAAACGGCACAAATAGCTGGAGCATTATGTGGAATCAAGCTGAGAGAACATCGAATACAATGGGCGTATGCACTGGAGAAAAAATCTTGTCCAGTACTTTGACTCAAGTTCAGCTTTATACTTCTGCAGGGACTTTTGACGACGGGATTGTCCGTTTCAAATACCTTACTTGATCATGTTTATTAAACAAATTAACGCCCAAACCGGCGAAGTGACACGAAGGGCGCTTACCACCGAAGAAATCCAAGAACGAGAAGCCTACGTTCGCGATGTACTTCCTGTTCTTTTCTGGGAAAATCTCCGTCTCCACCGTAACCAACTCCTTACCGAAACTGACTACCTCGCTCTTGCTGATTCAACCCTGACGGACGAGATGCGGGATTATCGCCAAGCACTACGCGATCTACCGGCTAATACTGTGGATCCGGCTGACCCCGTTTGGCCAGTTAAACCCGAATAGATATCGATCAGAGAAGCCGCGATAATTGGCAGAAGGTCAAGCTAGCCTTAGAAAAGGCCGGTAAGACCGACTGCCATTTTTATTCCAGGGCTGTAGAAATCTGTAAAGGCGGTTCAGACCCTGGCCCTATTCTCGCCCCTCCGGGAGGATCGTCGGGAACTTAGCGAATTTCTCGTCACTTGCACGTACCGCGAGGCCCTTCACGAATGGACGGCCCTGCTTGCAGAACTGACGGATGTTCTGGAGCCCAAGCTGGTTAGAGCAGCAATCCAGAAGCAGTGCAATGAAACGTTTCTGACCAACAGGTTTCGAGCCTGTGTCTTCGCAATAGGAGCAGTAGCTCGGATACAGGTGGAACTTGCTGTTCAGGTAACGCTCAGGCTCATCCTTGGCAGCCGGAATCTTCTTACCGACAGCTGAGACAGCCTCTGGAGCATGAACGACTTCAGATTGCAGCCACTCAACGAGGTTGTTGCTGTTGAGCATGATCTCGTTGCGCACGCGCTTCAGGGACGGCACCTTTTCGTAGGTATCCAGCAGGTATTCGCGCATTTCCTGCTCCGTCATGGCCAAAACCCAATTGACCAAGCCGGGTAAATAATCCTTCCATAAGCCCCTTACGATGCCGTTGTCGAGCTTGATCATCTCTTTGGCCTCGGAGCTCTTGTCGTAGAGAGGGCGATTGAACTCCAGCGTCAGGCGACGGCGGGTGAGGCCTGACGTGTTGTCGGTTGTCTGGATTGGCTCGTTGGCGCAAACCATGACCATGCCGGTGTAGACGAAAGGTTCGCCGACGTTCTTGTTTTTCTCCTCGTAGCGCAGGTTGTCACCACCGGTCAGCGCCTTGAAGATCTGAGCAGAACCGCCATAACGCTCCGAATCGTTAATCAGAGTGAGACGTTTGCCCTTGATCGACGCGACCTCAAACCGAGATTGCTCCAGCTGGTTCAGGGTGGTGCTTCCGTAGTTGCCATGACCCACCAATGCACAGCAGAGGTTGGCGAAGGTGGACTTACCGCGACCACCAGGACCGACGACCTCGAGGAAACGCTGCAGCTCATGACCACGTCCCATCAAACACGCACGTAGCCATGCCCGTAAGACCTGTACACGCTCTTCGTCGCCGTATTGGGTACGACGTAACCAATCGATGATTGGACCGGGCTCAGCGTGGGGATCGTACTCAAAGTCGAGGCCCCAAGTCATGTAATGTTCACGGTCATGATCCATGAATTCACCGGAGCTGATCTCCAGAACACCGTTGCTGAATGCGAGGCGATCGGTATCGTCATCCCAGTAGGGGTGAACCAGTAGCGCTTGGCTCAGCGAGACAACATCTGACAGAAGATGGGAGGTGTATCCGCTTGGAGCTGAGATCTCCTGAGTGACGAAGAGGTTCTGAACCTCACCCCGGAATTCATTTTTGTATTGTTCCCGCCTCCAGACTCCCTTTTTGCTCTGGTAGAACATGAACGTGTCGAAGCTGGGGTCATATCGCCATCCGATCTCATAGACTTTGCCAACGACTATGTCAGTGAGTTCGGAGGCAGGTGGTGTCTTTGGCTTGCCCTTCCCCTTGGCAATTTTGTCGACTTCAAAGCCCATGCCCTCGTCGGGTTCAGGCATCATTTCCCGAAGCATCTGCTGCATGCTTCCGGAGTTCCCAAAGGAAATATCCATGCCGTCAAATAGGTCTGCAGCTTTCTGAGCCAGAACCTCTGGGGACTCAACGACAAAGCCACCAAGTTCTAAGAAACCATCTTCTTTGGCCTTAGCTGCGAGAGTGGGCA